ACCGTTGGGATGGCCTTGCCAATGATAGCGACTGAAGTTTTGACGAGTGGCAGACAACGAGGTGAGGTGGTCGCGCAAGCTATGCGTTGGCCAACGTTGAATACAAACGTAGTTTCTCACTCATATCTTGCTACGAGGGAGATTCTCATGTCACATTCGTTGCAACAATGGCGTCCCAACGAAGACCCCGGCCGAACCTACGTCCAGTACTCATACTCAGGCAAATCTGCATACTTGCCTAATGTGGGCCAAATTTTTGGTAAGTACAATGGAGGTAGGTCGGCCGGGGTTAGCCGCGTGCTCTCAGTGAAGCATCTGAAAACCAAAGAGAGCAAACCCGTGGCTACTGCCCCAATCGGAGTGCTTAAGACTTCTGAAGGACCGATTGGTGGTGGACTGTATCCTACACCAGGTTGTGCTTATGCCGCGTTGGCGGCATGCGAGGGCAGAGCAGGAGCGCAGCCGGTGTCGACAAATCCAACTAGTGGCAATCGCAACGCGCAAGCAGACGAAGTTTTCGCACGAGTGGCGGAGATAGTCTTGGACGAGCTGCTTCCCACGGTTGATTTGCACGGATTACAGGAGCCTTTGACTTTCGATGACCGTGCTCGGCTTTTTCGGAAACTTTTCCGGAAGAAACGCGGAGCGCGATGGTGCGATCAAGTCATAGCTCGCGCATACAAACGTCTACATCATGGGGCGACGAAGAGAGACGTTCGATGCGGATGCTTCACCAAGGCCGAATCATCGGCTAAGAGAGTCAAGAGACGGTGGCGATTACGACCGAGAATGATTGCAACCATGTCCGAAGCGCAATTCTGGGATCTTTTTCCCGTTTTGCTAATCATAGAGAGATGGAATCACGGATACTTCCAGAATTTCCAGATCAAAGACATGACGCCGTCTGATGCCTTGAAGCAAGTAGAGAAAGTTCTAGGGCATCCCCTGGGCATCCAGGGTACTGACTACTCTAAGTTCGAAGCCTCCATTTGCCACGCATTACGTAAGAGCGGAGAGGACAGGTTCATGCGGACGTTACTCCGAATGGCGGGGATGGATCA